ACTTCCTTACTCTTGTTCTCATAAAACTCTCGACGCGATTCAGCTAGGCGTATCGGCATCTTTGCCAAGGCCAAGTCTCCACGACAGACTGCTCCTGTATAGCGTCCCTCTTCTCTCACGATTGAAGAATGCATCATCTCTGGTACTTCTTCTGCTTGGACAATATTCCAACCTTCTTGCATCTTCTTTCCCATATTCTTGTAATCTTCTTTATCTCGTAAAGAAATACGTACCCAACGAAGAGTCATATCCTCATTCATAAAACGATTAATTACACTGTCTGGAATTTCCAACCAATTAGGTTCTTTAAAAGTGTAGTCCTCAGAATTTTCACGTTGCGATGCATTACGTGAGTCATTTTCTCGTGTCATTGTATTTTATCCTTCCACGTTATAATATTAAATACTAGTATAGTCGCCATCAGCTTGTTCCACTTTAAGCTTCTCGACGGCATACTGTTCAATTGATATTCCCCACTTATCAGCTAGTCGTAAGTCTTCTTGAGTAAGTTTAACTTTATTCTTAGCTTTAGAGGTTTTAGGTGTACGTGACGCACCTGCTACCACTTGAGCAGAATTTGACGAAGTATCCTGCAAACGAGGTGTTTGGTTTTCAGCAGTACTATCAGCAAACTTGTGTGGATATCGTTGCCTTAGTACTTCATCTACCTTATTATAAAAATCATCATCCGAAGGATCATACCCTTCTTCTTTTAATTCATTATCAATCATCAAAGCAGCAGAAGTCATAATATTATCAGTCCCAAACCAGCTATTCCTACTTGCCCACTCAACGGCTTTAGGATCATACTTTTGTTCAGCTTGTTGAGGATTTTCTCTAGCTTCTTGTACCCCAGCTTGAACCTGATTATTATAATCTTCCCATGCCCTTTTCTGATTATCTATGTGAGACATATCAGCATAGGTCTTACTAATTGTTTCTTGTGCTGCTAACATACGATCTGTATCACCAGATTCGGCAGCTTGTTTATAAACGTCTTTAGCTATTTCTAAAGTAGAAGTCAGCTTAGATTCGTTTGAGTCGATAGAAGTTTTAAAACTAGAAGATAGCTGTGTATCTTTTGTTTTTACTGTTTCTCTAAGATTAAGCAATTCATTTCGTAAAGTATTTAATTCTTCATCTCGTTCTTTACGTTGTTTAACTAATTGCCTGATGCGTTTTTGTGCACCTTGTGTCTCAATCCCTTCTAGTTCTTTAGGCTTTTCTTCTTCATAACCTTCATTAGATGATTGATCAGTTATAATTTCTGGAGCAGCTTCTACTTCTTGCTGCCCTTCAATCTCAATCTCTACTTCTGGTTTTTTTTCAGAAGCTTCTACTTCTATTGTTGACCATTGCTCACTCATTATTAACTCCTTGTTTTACGTTAGTAGCGAAGCCTAACGATTTGCGCTGTATTGTATATACATACTATACTATAAGTGTATAGTTATACAAATATTAATTTGATAAGTTATAGGTAGTGTCTAAATAAGCAGGGTCTTCTACTTTCATAATTACTTGATCATCAAATAGTAGAAGTAGCTTTGCTCCTTTATAAACAAACTTTTGTCCGTTAAACTTTCCAAAACAAATGTAATCGTCTTCTTCACACCATGCTCCTAATGGAAATTTAACTTCATCTTTATAGGCTAAATCACCTAACTTTAGAACTTTAGCTACAGTAGTAAGATATGCTACATCGTCTTTAACACTATCAGGAAGAAGGATGCCTCCCTTAGTTTTCTGCTTTACCGTTACTGGCTGTACTAGGATATGGTATCCCGGCAGAACTGGTAAGGTTTTTTTATCAATCGTATCATCTTTATTTGTTACCCAATCAGATGACTTGACTGATTTATCCATTCGCACTGTTTGCATTATTAGTCCTCTTCTAGTTTAAATCTATTGTTAATGATTTCCTTCAAGCATTCTCTACTCCATTCCAGTCCTTCAACTGTACCTACTGCTTGACGATATTCATCATAACTAGAAATATTTCCATATGCAAGAGAATTTTTTATTCCTTCAATTTTATCTGTTAATTCTTTACCCATCTGTTCCCAAAATTCCATACTATCTCTTACTCATTATATCTGTATCAATAAGTTTACTTATTACATCTGCTGCTTTTAAAGCTTTATCTCGATCAACATTTTCTGTATTCTTAGCTAAATCAAGAAGACCTTCAAGAGCAACGATAGCCATTTTTGCATCACGGTCTTTTTGTTTTTCTTCTTGTTTAGATGATATATCCACACCTGCCTTGAACATATCAAGTTGTAGTTCCTGTTCATCAAGAGTTATACTTCTATTTTTTAATGTACTGTCAGCAGTTTGTTTTGCTATTTCTACTTGTAATTTTTGTCCTTCTAATTGAACACGTTGTTGTTCTAGTCCTAGCATTTGTGCTTCCGGTGTTTGTGCCATTTGCTGTGCTGCCATTGCTGCATTAGCTTGTTGTATCTGTTGTGCTGCCATCATTTGAACTTGATCAAGAATACGAGGATCATTAGGATCAACCATTCCACTAGCTACTGCCTGTGGTCCATTCTGTTGGATAAGTTGTTCTGATACTCCTAGTATTTGTTCTTTATATTTCATCATAATATGTTCTTGAATATTAGCCTGAAGAATAGGAACAATCCTTTGCATCAAAGGATTACCTCCATTCATTGGGTCTTGGATGAAAGATGTTTTAATTTGAATATGTGCTTGATGATCTTGACCGGGGAAGGCTTGAATTGGCATTCCTTTAACTGCAGCTTGTATATCACTTACAGGATCAAGAGGTTCAGGATCAGGCTTACGTGGCATAATCTTATCTAGGTTAGGTAGATTAGCTGCTGTAAGGATAGTCCTATTTAGTTCCTCTACATTGAACATGCCGGGAGGTGCAGACTGAGATAGCTGTAGTGCTAGTTGTGCCATCATCATACGATGAGCAGATGAAGGGATATTAGGATCAGAGACAGGAATGATATCTACTCGACCATCAAAGTCACTTTTATAAATAGTTAAAGCATTAGAAGGAATATCTATCATTGATTCATCTGGTAGATATTCATTATTAATTCTACCTAGCAAAGTAAATTCTCTATGCTGAGACTTATGCAGTCGTTTATGAATTGCACTAAAGAACTTACTACTAGCTTCCAATAGTGCCATAGTAGTTCCTACTGGTCCGTAGTTAGCACCCTCAGAAATAACTTGCTCTGTAGTATCTGCAAACTTTTGAGCAGTAGCACTTACAAAGTTTAACATTTGAAATAGTGTTTGTGAAGGTTCTTTGTAAGGTAGGTTAATGATCATCTTACTAATATCATTACCTGTAGCCTCTACCTCTCTAAACTCACCGGGACTAATAGGATCGTTGTCTCCTACAATCCTCATTCCTTTAGCTTTGAAACCACCGGGAAGATTAGCAAACTGTCCTGCATCTACCAAGCTACGCATAGCGGCAGTAGCAGTCATCGTAAGATTACCAAGGAAGTGGATTAAACCTAGACCATAGAAACCAAAACCCGGTACAAACTTATAATGAGTAAAGAATGCTTTCTTTTCCCTGCGAGGATCATCTTGGTTATAGTTCCTGCGAATAGACAATACCTTCCTACTTTGTTCTTCTATAGTTACAATGTAGGGTAGAGGAACATCATCTTCATCTGCAAACTTACCGGGAAGATCAAGATAGCAGTGTTGTTCAAGAAGAACATACTGAGGATCGTTATCTCCTGATGGAGACATTCCCATAATAGTATCCATCTTTTGAGCAATGGGTGTAAGATTTGGCATTCCTGCATCAGGTAGTTCTTCATCATGGTACATTCCCGATGCCATATCTCGTCGCATCTCAATTGGACTACGGAAGATTACGTGCGTGTACCTATCTGCATTCTGTAGATCAGTAGCATAGTAAGACACATAGAACTGATCAATAGGAATAAACTCTGAGACAGGACGATTAAGATTACTATCAAAGTAAATTTTCTTAAAGGCAGAACCAATAAGAGGAAGATGGAATAGCATCCGTTCAAACTCATCAAAGTATTCTGTCATCTGTTCTTGAACTTGATAGTTCATAAACTCTTTGACTCGTTGTGCTTGTTCTTCTCGCTCTTCTGAAACATTACCAATGATACGAGTCTTTACTGGTCCTGCTGCAGGAAATAGTTCTTGTGTAGCTTTAGACTGAAACTTAACTGCTGATTCAATAAGAATAGGATGTACTGCCGTACAGGCACCTTCAAATGGTTCTGAACCTTCTTGAAGCTTTAGACCTAGCAGATCAAAGCCTCGTTCAAACATACTTTCCCAATCAGCACGTGAGTCTTTATCTGCTTCATAGTTATCACAGACTTGGTTAGAAATTTCTAGTAGTTCATCCTCATCTAAATCTTTTACTAGATTACGAAAGAAGTCTTCGTCAGAGTCTTTAATCTGTTGTTTAGAAAGACCCTCTTCTAGATTACTATCAAACATAACGACAACACTGCCATCAGTTTCATCAAACTCCATTGTAGGTGCTTCACCTTCCACCTCTTCAGAAACCTGTGTTTCCATAATAGAAATTTCTACTTTAGGAATCGGATCGAATGGATTGCGTTCAGTCGCCATTGTTATATGTGTCCTTAAATTTTAAGTGTATGTGTTCCATTACATCTTTTTGATATCTACGCCATTTACCCTTACACATTTCTGGTATGGTACAAGTACATGGTGTCTTAGCACATCTATATTCTTTGTAGTCAGGTCGTACTAAGTTATGGTTTATACCATGTTCAAAACTAAATGTCAACTAACATTTCCATCTTTTACGTGCTTGTCGTAAGCGTGAGTTAGGATTCTTAGCTGCCTTGGGAAACTTCTTCATCTGTCCTGCAGATCGTGCACAATAACTCTTTCTGCGTGCTGCTCGTTTACCTGTAGGCTTTTTCTCTGTTACTGCTGTTTGTAGTTTACTACCGGGATTTTGCTTTCTATACTTAGCCACACCTTTAGCAGAAAGACCTGCTCCTTGTTTAGTAGGTCGCTTATTTCCGCTACCAATAGTCATACCCTTCATGTTACTTTTTTTTCGTTTGGCTGGCATCATGTAACCTTTCTATGACTTTTGGTTTTCTTTGAAATTGTTTTAGGTTGTTTTACAAACTGCTTACCTTTTTTAGTTCCTTTACGTTTAGCTTTAGTAGTAGCATCATATTCTTTTTTTGACAAAGACTTTATTGCTTTCTNTGGTAAGTATCTTTCTCCTGTAGCNTTTTTACCTTGAGTTGATGGNTTGCCTGACTTAGTACGCCACTTCTGTTTAGTCCATGCCTTTAGACTACGTTGAGGTTTCTTTAAATTAGACACTAACTTCTATAGCCTCCACCTGCATCTTTATATTTCTTAGCTACCATCTGTGCTTTACGTGCACTCCACTGCCCCGGCTTACCACCCTTACCTCCTGCCTTTACAGAATTAAATATTCTTTTACGTAAAGTAGGTTTAGTATAGTTACCTGATTCATTAACTTTAGATTTTGTTTTTTTCTTAACCATTACTTACCTACTTTTTTCATAGCATCTTTGTGTGATTGAGTAAATGATTTACCTGCTTCCATATCTTTAACCATAACTTTCATATGTTTAGCAGTGTGATGTTCACTATGCTTTTTAAGTGTAGCTAGTTGACGAGAAGTTAATTTTTTATTTTTTTTAAGTGGCATGTTACTTACCTTTTATTTTTATAATAAATAAAATTAACTATAGCATTAAAAATGCCAGTATGCAACTTTCTTAGTCCGTCGAGGATTGACATCATCTTCCCAGTTAGGGTCTTCAGGATGTTCTAATCTCCAGCTTTCTTTAACGTAATGTACTGCCATAGTTAAGGCATCTACTTGGTCATCGTGTTTACCATATGGGAACAATATCAGTTCTTCATATAGTTCTTGTGACCAGTCTTTCCCTCGTGGTAGCCATACTCTTCCTGACTCTAACATGGGAGACGCACTAAAGACTCTAGTAACTTTATCTTTGTCTGGCATGTACTCTAGTACTGGTAGTCCTGTTCTACGTAAGTCTTGTATCAATGACTGCCCACTAGCNTTCTTTTCTACTACACATATNTCCGGTCTGTGTTTGTTGTACTCTTCTTTAGCAATCCTTCTTAGATCAGGGTATTCAAACCTTCCTCTTTTATTTCCTAAGAGAATAAGATTAGCTGCTGTTCCTTCAGAACCATCCTCATCCGCTTCATAGAAATGAAAGATACCCCATGTCTGTATTACACTGTAGTCAGCAGTAGTGCGTGTTGAGAAAGCCGTGTCATATGTTTGAATAATAAAATCACAGTCCGGTGGATCATCGTGGTTCCACCATTGTATCCAATCCTTCTTAATTAAACTTCCCTCATCAGGTGTAGGATTCTGCATGTAAAGACTTTCCCAGTACTTTGTACCGTTGGTTGCCTTTATCTCCATCTCATCAATTCGTAATACTTCGTCTGTCTTCCACTCAGGGAAGTAACTACTACCTTCTGGTAGATCAAGTAACTTACTTGCTTTCTCATCTAACCATGCAGGGATACTAACTACATCCCAACGCATCTTAGTATCAATATCATACTCTTCTTGTTGTTTTAGTAACCANCCNCANATNTCATCATAATGATAACGAGTATTAATAATAATAATAGNNCCATTAGGCATAATACGTGTACGTANTCCTGAAGGCCACCATTCCTTAATGTATCGTCTACCTGCATCAGAGAATGAATCTTCTTCAGACATGACATCATCCAAGATAGCAATGTGTGCACCCCTTCCTGCAATTTGACTACGTACACCAGCAGCATAATAACTACCATTTAAGTTTGTCTTCCATTTACCTGCTGCTCGTACATCTTGTCTTAGACTAACACCGGGAAACATATCCATAAAATCATTAGTGTTTACTATATCTCGCACTGTTCTACCAAAGTCACTGGATAACTGGTCAGAGTGACTGACTGTTAGTATTTCATGGTTAGGGTTTTGTCCTATGTACCATGCAGGGAATAACTTAGAACAGATAACGGACTTACTGGACCGAGGTGGTAGGAAGACCATAAGCCTTTTGATCTTACCTTCTTGTACTTGTTGTAGTTTACCTGCAATTAGTTCAATATGCCTACCCATCTCCCAATCACTAACTAGAGTAGGTGCTACCTTCCTTACAAAGGTAAGAAAATCTTTTTTACATTGTACAGATACAGCTTCTCGTAGAGAACTACGTAGACTTAGTAGTATATTGTAAGTTATTTCTGCAGTATCAGTCGAATTGTCTGCTGCTGACATTTACATGGCCACCTTCTTTTCTTGGATCACAACATTTACACATATTCTCATCACTTCTTACAGAGGAACAATCGCAATCAACACAGTCACACCTGTCTCTGTGTCTACAATTAGGATTATCACAGGCCATTATCTTAAATCCTTCTATTGGAAGACCAAACAATAGACAATTGTAGCAGACACACAAAGGGAAGACAACAGAAATAGTTTATTTTTGTTGTTGTGAAGGTTATTATCTTATGATACACTGCGTCACAGAGCAGTAGAGATACTATATAGTCTATATAGACTACATATATATTATTAAAGATACTATTAGAGATAATAATAATAACAATAATAACAATAATAACTATTAATAGTTAATTATATCTATATAGTATCTAATATAACTAGATGTGTAGCAAGCCTTGTAAAAATTCTCTATATATGACAGGGGTGATATATATATAAAATAATAGGGGCAGTTTCTTTGGGGTGGGGGTAGTCATATACGTTACACCAGTGTAATGGATTGCACGATACGTTCTGTTTTTGTTCTATCATGTTCTTGTTCTGTTCCTGTCAAGGGGAACATATGAGGAACATTGCATTATGTTGATCTATTGTGACAAATATGTCATACCTTTATCTTAAAGGAAACCATTTGACACGTTGGCGCTAGTGTTGCAGCCATTTCCTCCATCTATCNNATGATTAAATCATTGTTGCCATGATTAGGGTATTGACACGCTGTAAGACGTTTTAAGGCNTGCTACAGGCGTTTTATGTCTATTCGCCTATCTATCCACCTAAACGCGGCCAAGGCTATTTGTTCACGTCTTGTTCTTCTGTTTCTTCCTATACTATATAATAGCCACCAACTCTAAGGGTGTGACACTATGTCGCACCTATGTAGTGCATTATAGGCTTGAACCATGGGATAAACTAACCACTTATGAAAGGACGGCAACACCGCCGCACCATTGCTGGTGAGACACCAGTGTAACAGGATAGGACTTAGACTATGACCAACACCTTATTCGCAAACGCAATTGCCCTACAAGCCGACATTAACAGCCGCAACAAAGTAACCAAGGAATCGAAAACCGCTTTGGATGGCGCACGATATGTTCAAATGGTTCTATTCATATCAGGTAACCAAGAAGAAAAGATTAAAGGAGGAACAAAAAAAGCAGGACAATTCAGCACAGGTCTAGTGGAAAGCATGGGGGTGACTAGCCGACACGCCACGACAATAGCTTCCATCGCTTTCAATAAAAAGATCAACAAGATGGTGACGGACGGACTTGCAACAATGCCACCTGTAAAGTTAGAAGATCAAACGGACGGTAAACTTGCTCAAAT